GCCAGTAAAACGCAGGCGTATGTGTTCCGCGAATACATCATCGCCTTTGCCCGGCTGGTTGACGTTGACCTGACCGGTGACCCGATTGTCCTGGGCAATAACGGCGCAAAACTGATTTTTCTCGGCACCAACTCCAACACCGCACAGAGCCATAACGGCGACCTGTACGTCGACGAGATTTTCTGGATCCCGAATTTTCAGGTACTGCGTAAGGTGGCATCAGGTATGGCCTCACAGAGTCACCTGCGCTCGACCTATTTCTCCACCCCGTCCACGCTGGCGCACGACGCCTACCCGTTCTGGTCGGGTGAACTGTTCAACCGGGGACGCGCCAGCGCCGCCGAACGTGTGGAAATCGACGTCAGTCATAACGCCCTTGCCGGAGGTCTTCTCTGTGCGGACGGCCAGTGGCGGCAGATTGTCACCATTGAGGACGCGCTGAAAGGCGGCTGCACGCTGTTCGACATTGAGCAGCTCAAACGCGAAAACAGCGCCGACGATTTTAAAAACCTGTTCATGTGTGAATTTGTTGACGACAAGGCATCGGTGTTCCCGTTCGAGGAGCTGCAACGCTGCATGGTCGACACGCTGGAAGAATGGGAAGACTATGCGCCGTTTGCCGCGAATCCGTTCGGCTCCCGCCCGGTATGGATTGGTTACGACCCGTCACACCGTGGCGACAGTGCCGGATGCGTGGTGCTGGCACCGCCGGTGGTGGCCGGTGGCAAATTCAGAATACTTGAGCGTCACCAGTGGAAAGGCATGGACTTTGCCACTCAGGCGGAATCCATCCGCAAACTCACCGAAAAATACAACGTCGAATACATCGGTATTGATGCCACCGGCCTCGGTGTCGGCGTGTTCCAGCTCGTGCGCTCGTTCTATCCCGCCGCGCGCGACATCCGCTACACGCCGGAAATGAAAACCGCAATGGTGCTCAAGGCCAAAGACGTTATCCGCCGTGGCTGTCTGGAATATGACGTCAGCGCCACCGACATCACCAGCTCGTTTATGGCTATCCGCAAGACCATGACCAGCAGCGGACGCAGCGCCACCTATGAGGCCAGCCGCAGCGAGGAAGCCAGCCACGCCGACCTCGCCTGGGCGACCATGCACGCCCTGTTAAATGAGCCACTCACCGCAGGTATCAGCACCCCGCTGACATCCACCATTCTGGAGTTTTACTGATGAGCAAGAAAAAAGGGAAAACACCGCAACCTGCGGCAAAAACAATGACTGCCAGCGCCCCGAAAATGGAGGCATTCACCTTTGGTGAGCCGGTACCGGTACTCGACCGCCGTGACATTCTGGATTATGTCGAATGCATCAGTAACGGCAGATGGTATGAGCCGCCGGTCAGCTTTACCGGTCTGGCAAAAAGCCTGCGTGCTGCCGTGCATCACAGCTCACCGATTTACGTCAAACGTAATATTCTGGCTTCAACGTTTATCCCGCACCCGTGGCTTTCCCAGCAGGATTTCAGCCGCTTTGTGCTGGATTTTCTGGTGTTCGGTAATGCGTTTCTGGAAAAGCGTTACAGCACCACCGGTAAGGTCATCAGACTGGAAACCTCACCGGCAAAATATACCCGCCGTGGTGTGGAAGAGGATGTTTACTGGTGGGTGCCGTCCTTCAACGAGCCGACAGCCTTCGCACCCGGCTCCGTGTTTCACCTGCTGGAGCCGGATATTAATCAGGAGTTGTACGGCCTGCCAGAATATCTCAGCGCCCTTAACTCTGCCTGGCTGAATGAGTCGGCCACGCTGTTCCGCCGCAAGTATTACGAAAATGGCGCACATGCCGGATACATCATGTACGTCACCGATGCCGTGCAGGATCGCAACGATATCGAAATGCTTCGCGAAAACATGGTTAAGTCGAAAGGCCGCAATAACTTTAAAAATCTGTTTCTCTATGCCCCGCAGGGGAAAGCCGACGGCATTAAAATTATCCCGCTCAGTGAAGTGGCGACGAAGGACGATTTTTTTAATATCAAAAAAGCCAGCGCCGCTGACCTGCTGGACGCACACCGCATCCCCTTTCAGTTGATGGGCGGCAAGCCGGAGAACGTCGGGTCGCTGGGTGATATTGAGAAAGTGGCAAAGGTCTTTGTCCGCAATGAGCTTATCCCGCTACAGGACAGGATCCGCGAGATAAACGGCTGGCTCGGTCAGGAGGTCATCCGCTTTAAAAACTACTCACTGGACACTGACAACGACTGAACATCGCCGCCTGCGGGCGGCTTTTTTACATCCCGTCATCACGCCCTCACACGCTCACCACCGCACAAAACACCCCTTAGACACACCAACGCCCCGACGCACAATCTAAACGCCATCACGACGCGCTCAGACGCTGAAAAAATAAAATCAGCACCACCGCCAGCGCGCAGTGCTTTCCCCGCCTCGCCCGCCCGCTTCATGGGTCGGTTTGAATGCAGTTGAATTACAACTACCAAACCAAGCAATCCCTACTATTACGCAGAAAATGCATACTGAAATACCTCGTGCAAATTGATGCAGCTAAGTATGCATAGGTTTTATGCCTCAACGTATACGTTATCAAACAGAGCCCTGTTCAAATACAGTATCAAAATATGGTAGGAGAGGATAAGCACACAGAAAGAAAATCAGGATGCATGCATATGTCGTTGTTTCATCGTAACAAGCATTAGTATATAAATTACCATGTGCTAATTTATGTCTTAAGGTTGCCCCACTCTTTCTATTAAAAAGAACATCGATAGTTAAAACAAGATTCTTAGAAAAGATACTTTCCAAATCATCTCTGCATTTATCTAGAAGCTGAGAAATACTTGTTGACTCCTCTAATCCCTTATCCAAATATCTAGTAGCATCCTTTCCACTAAGCTCATAATAATAACGAACCATACCTTCCATTTGTGGTATTAAAAGATAAGCTGCACTGATGTAATCTCCCTGCCATAATTTGTAAAAGCCCAAATTAAAAATCTCCCTAAACTCCGGCTTGACAATTGGACTAGTTGTAACTAATTTAACGAATGTTGACAACGTCAAGCCATGTTCTTGAGAAAGTACATAGCGAGCAGGTTCAAAGACACCGTTTACAAAAATCTTATGAGTAATCTCGAAATTTCTTAGATATTGATCAATAACAACATCATCACTCATATCTTTTTTATTATTCAACGGCGGGATTGTATATACCTTACGCCCACTCTCATCATTAATTTCTGTTCCAACAAAACTAGAGAATAAACTTTTTTCTGATAATCTTAAAACTTGCTCCCTCATGCTTTCAATATTTTCAATCGGTGTTTCACGCATTAAAACTTTGAATATATCGGGCAAAGAACGCCCCGTCAGTTTTTTTTCACTTTCAGCAACCAAGTCACTAATATCAATAGAATGGCTTAAAGTGACATATTCACTCCTTACTTCTTCTCTCAAATTAGCAAGTTGTTCCTTTAAATCTTCTATCTGTTGGCTATCACCACCATACTGTCTTAATTCAGAGATAGCTGTTCTTAACCAAGAGATCTTACCCATATTATCAGGTCGATCTGTTGCAACTTTAATAGTAATATTTGCAGATGCCAGTTTACATCTCTTGGCACGTTCATACTCACCATTTTTTTCATAAATAACTGCACTTGTCATATAAAGTGATTTTACAGCATCATAATATTTTTTATCTTTATGCTGCTCAGCCATCTTCTCAGCATTTTCCGCATACTGCAGATTATACCCATCAAAATCACGCACCATAAACCAAGTCAAATTATTGAAACCTTCAAAGATTAATCTTTCATTTTGAATACTATAAAGAGAATGAATGGCATTTTTAATCGCCATGTTTCCTTCTGATTTTCTAGGGTAGACCATTTTATTAATGTGCAAAGCCCTAGCAATATAATCACGAGCAAAAATAAAGCAATTTAAATCACTTTCATCCATGCTTTCGTTTTTTATTATTAGTTTTTCAATTGCTATATTTAGCATTTCAGCATAGGAATCAATTGCTTTAATTGCCACGTCTTTGTTTTTCCGGTTATTACACCAAACAACATCATATATTCTTGATAACAAAAATGGATTGGTTATTTTTTGAGAAACATATAAAAGACAGTCATTCACCTGCTCATCAAAATCTTCAGGCAATATTGATCTTTTATTACCCCAAATCATTTGGGGTTCAAATGATGGAGTGTTGTTAACAACTTGCAAATTGAAACTATATAGCATACCAAAAAGAGATGCTAATTTTTTCTCTTTGGGGTTTCCTGATGATTCAGCAATCCCATCCAGATATTTTTTTATTTTATGTGCATGAAATGTAACTGGTATATGCATAAAAACACTATAATCTAGTGTTTCAAGCTCTTCCCTTGTAAGAACAAAGATATCATTCATCGTTTTCACCTTTTTCAGTATAAATTTGCACACATTATTAGCAACATAATTATCAATAGTTAACACATGTAGATAAACAGCAATTTTACTATTATGCAACAAATTAAATCAGATGTTTATTGCTCTGAATAACAATAAAACCAACTCCACTCATCAGCGACCGGATACGTAAATTTTTTCCCGTTGTAATCTACGGTCGCACCACGCGCCAGCGCCTCAAGCTCCCATCGCTGCGGCCTGATACCGTTCTGAGCAAGGTCAACGCGGATACGGGTAATTTGCATTCTTTCCGACCGGGTCAGTCTGGCCGATGGCGCTATTTCATGCGGTTTTAACGGGCTTCCGTTTCTTTGCTGACGGTTTGGTGTTATCAGGTCGTGTTTTAATGCGCCCCTGAGCGCCCTCACGACCTCCGGGTCATTCCATTCGATAACACCGTCATCAACCAGATTAAGCACTGCTGCGGCGTGTTCAGAAGGTGTGGGAGCCGGTAACGAAGTATCACCACTGGTGAGCTTTCCACAGTTATTGACAGGACTCCGAGGCGCGGCGATGCCGCTTTTTAAAGTCAAAGGCTCCACGACCGGAACTTTCGGAACAATGCGCCAGTCCGTCGTTCTGGTGATATGAATATGACGCGCGCCGAGATGCGGCGCGTAAATGCCGACCACTCTCTCGACTTCTTCCTCGTACTCGTTAACTTCATCCGACGGGCTACGGGCGACTCTGACAGTCTGGCAATCGCGCGGAACATTTGCCCCACCCTGCGCACTGATATACAACGCAAAATCGCCACTGTCTGCGGCAGCGCGTGCAGCCTCGACGCGTTCGTCAAACTCATCAGCAATGCTGACGCCGCGAGGCAATTTGCGTAGTTCACGGTAAGCCCCCATTGTCGGCAGACCAACCGTTTTAAATTGCGGGATGCGCCACGTTGACGCCCATGCGGTAACAGCCGCGGCAGTATCTTTCAGAGGTCTGCCGGTATCGTTATCGAGCTGACCATCCAGTGCATAGCCGTCGATATTTTTTGAAATGTATTTCGCGATATATCCCGCAGCACCGCCCCGGTTAAGGTGCTTTGCCTGAAAACGGTTTCGCGCGGCTCCTCTTTCGTCACCATCCTCTTTGAGCGCATAGCGACGCATGATTTCGATAATCTGGTTACGCTGGCGTGGATTACAAAAAAGCATCATATGCCAGTGCGGCGTTCCGTCGTGGTGTGGCTCGACGACACGCAAACCGTAGACCTGTAAATCATTATCCTTGAATGCCGTGCGCATCAGGCTCCAGATACGGCAGAGATAACGCTGCGCATCCTTTGGATTAAATGCCTCATCGTTCCAGCCGTGATTTAGCTGGACGGTTTTACTTTCGCCTTTTCCGACCTGACGTGTCGGGTGATACTTTGACGGCGTGGTCAGCGTGATAAACATCCCCACATCACCCTCTGCGGCGGCGTAACGCTCAATACCGGCAATGGTGTTCATCAGCTCCATCCGGCGAATTTCAGGATTAGAAATACTGCCCATCACCTTACTGATAAGGTCGATGCGCTCGCCGGTTTCCCTGTTTTCAAGGTCACACGATTTAAGAAATTCCAGATTTGCCTGGCGGCGTGCACGCACATCACGAATGGCATGTTTACTGGCATAAGGAGAACGGTCTTTATTCACCTCCCCGACAGCAATCAGTAACGCTTCATGCCAGCGCATACGCTGACCTTTAAGCTGATGAGTCCACCACTCATCGTTAAACAGGCGGGCAATGGCAGAATATGCCTGCCTCGTGGTCATCTGTCCTTTACGGTATTTTTTCCAGTAGAGAGGGGAAATATTGAAAGCTCGTGCAGCGCCAGCAACATGACCATACAGGTGAGCCTGAGCCTCATCCGTAAACAGTGATTCTTTTTCGCCATGCGCATCCCCCCAGGCATCGCTGATTTCCTCATACATCATGAAAAGCTGCGATGAGATACGGGCGGCAAACTTTTTCAGCTCCTTATCATTCATCCCCGGCAGACGCGCATAATGGTCACGCTCTGCCAGAAACAGCAACGACGCGTCGGTGTTCATTTCATGGCGCTGATTCACACGCTCAATGCGCGGCCATAAACGACGCTGAAAAGTGGATGTGAGGAAATAAAACCCGTGCACCGGGCTTTTATTGCGCCGGATGTAGTCATAGCGTGAAGTAAACAGCGAGCGCAAAAAGTAAGGCAGGCGGTTAATCGTGGATAAAACACCTTGCACCTGACGCATCTCGTCACGTGTAAGGGGTCTTTCGCGCCCGACGGCCTCGCGTGGCGCATTCCATGCATAAGCACCGGTAAACGTCTCACCGGTGCCTGCGGCAAATGCTGACGGAGGGACAAAACGCCCGGAGGCTTTAACGGCCATATGAGCCAAAAGCCTCTGAACAACGCCTGCTGAGTTGCTCAACCTGCGCGTTTAAATCAGCGAAAGACTTTGCGCTTCCGGTCAGAATATCGTGATGCATCAGGCCGGAAACGAGCTGGCTTAATTTCGGGTAATAACCAACCACTGCCAGCCATTCCTGACCGGCGTTTTTACCGCTTTCCGCTCTCTTTTTCTCGTGGAGAATAAACTGAAAGCTGTCACTGGTAACGACATAACGTTCGCCAATTTCAATACGAATACTCATGCCGTTCTCCGGTAATGTTTGTTTTTTGCTTCAAAGACTGACTGACAGGAAACACAACGCGTGGCTGACGGATAAGCCGCACGACGGGCAGCAGGTATTGGCGCGTCACACTCTTCGCAAACCAGCGCAGAAGCACCGCAATGTTTTACCCTTGCCGCGTTAATCTGGCGCTCCAGTAATTCAGCCTGTTGTTCCTGAATAAAATCTACGTTGTCCGGCATTATCAGCTCCTTTTATCGTTAAGTTTCCTGGATACATCAGCGCAATAACTGGCAAGTTCTGTCGTTAATTTTGTCAGTTCATCCACGGAGGAAATTTGCTTGTGGAATACAGCGCGTTTAACAAGTAAATTGACCACATCAGACAGGAGGTTTAATTCATTCTGATAAATCGCGATAACAGATTCAGTTATGTCGCGTTTTTCTTTATCAAGACAAAGTTGAATAAGAGACAAATCACCATTTTCCATAACGGCGATTTTTAAGGCGTTATTCAGTAATACAACTGAATGAGAACAGGACATCAAAGTACCTCCCCGCGAGACAATCCGATATTGTGAAATTTTTCCGACTCCTGACTGAGCAGCTCGACTATCTCCACGCGGGATAACTCCGCCTTTGTGATGTGGCGAATCATGGCGTCAAGATGAGAAGAAAAGCGCGTCGCCGCGTCGGCCTGTGCTTCGGTTCTGGTCTGTTGCAGCAGTAATGCGTATTTACCGCACTGATTTTCAGAAACTGTATGCATGACTTTCTCCAGGCAAAAAGAAGCCCCGCACAATTAAGTGCGTTAGAAACTCTGGTTACTTACTTAATGCAGATATTGCTCTGGTTTTACCGATGTCAGAATTGTCGGTGCATACTCAAACAGGCTGAACAATTCACGTAATGCACGGAATAAAGCATCACGCCAGTAACATGATTCTTCATTAATGCGCCAGTACGGCTGATTGAATTCTTTTTCTGTCAATCCCGCATGCATAAATAAAGTACGACGCTGACTGACTGTTAAAAAACTAATATATGCATACTCACTTGCACCGACCTGACGGCGTTTTGAGAATGCCCCACGCAGTTCATCAATTGCACAAACCAGCCGTTCACGTTCGACGTCGTTCATTTCTTCAAAACGCATCGTTGCGTGACGTTGTTTTAACTGCGCATGAAAGCAAACCGTTAGCCGTTCGCGCTCCATCATCTGATTATAATAATCACATGTCTCCTGCCAGCGAGGGACGGCAAGATGCTTGCCAATTATCCGGCGCATAGCTGCTGGCTGTTTTTCGACGAGATTGAGCGTCATCACTGTCATTTCCAGACCCTCCGGCTTTTCAGAAAGGTCAGAGCCTTCTTTAACGGACTCTGTTTTTTGGTGCGGATAATGATTCCCTTACGCCCCTTACCGTGGGTGATGGTGAAGTCAATCGCCCTGGGGCTTTCGTTACGCAATAACTGAGCAATACAACGAGGCTCGTTCATACGGTTCTCCTTAACGTGGTTCACCGAGACCTAACCACATCAACCAGCCGTCACGAATCTCTTTAGGGCGGCTTTCATAAGCCAGTTTTAGTCCGTTATTCCATGCCGGAAGGTATACCCAATATTCACCTGCACGACCTGAAGCTGATTGTGGATCGGTCATATCAATTACAGGCAGCTTTCCTTTATCGATCATCCGACGAACCGCTCCTGTCGATTTTCCTATTAGTTTTGCGAACTCCTGATAAGGAATCGCATCAGTCATGAGTGTTACTTGCTTGCTCATGTCGTCCCCCAGCCCTCATGAATTGCGTTTAATGCCTTATAATGCCTTTTAGTGCCCACATCCAAGCACTAAACAATCTACATCTAAACCAAATACTATTGAGATCTAAACACCATGTCAAACACGATAAGCGAGAAGATAGTCTTAATGCGAAAATCAGAGTATTTGAGCAGACAACAACTTGCTGATTTAACAGGGGTTCCGTATGGCACGCTGAGTTACTATGAAAGTGGTCGTTCAACACCTCCAACAGATGTCATGATGAACATCCTGCAGACCCCACAATTCACCAAATACACTTTATGGTTCATGACCAATCAGGTCGCTCCTGAGTCCGGGCAAATTGCGCCCGCTCTCGCACACTTTGGGCAAAACGAAACAACGTCGCCCCACTCCGGTCAAAAGACTGGTTAACAATTCATCGTGAATATATTCATCACAAGTGCCTACTATTGGTGGCTAAATTTCAGCCACCACGAAAAAAGCGATTAGTAGTCGCAAAAAAACACACCACTCGGAGGGTTTTCTGATGGCAATCAAAAAACTCGATGATGGTCGATATGAAGTGGACATCCGCCCTACTGGACGTAATGGAAAACGCATCCGTAGGAAGTTTGATAAGAAAAGCGAAGCTGTCGCTTTCGAGAAATACACGTTGTACAACCACCACAATAAAGAATGGCTATCAAAACCAACAGACAAGCGACGTCTGTCGGAGCTGACACAGATCTGGTGGGATTTAAAGGGTAAACACGAAGAGCATGGGAAATCTAATCTTGGAAAAATTGAAATCTTCACAAAAATAACGAATAACCCATGCGCATTTCAAATTACGAAATCGCTTATCAGCCAGTACTGCGCCACCCGAAGAAGTCAGGGTATTAAACCTTCGAGTATCAATCGTGATTTAACATGTATTAGCGGCATGTTTACAGCCCTGATTGAAGCGGAGTTATTCTTTGGTGAGCACCCTATCAGAGGGACAAAAAGGCTTAAGGAGGAAAAACCAGACACAGGCTATCTCACGCAGGAAGAAATTGCCTTACTGCTTGCTGCTCTTGACGGCGACAACAAAAAGATTGCGATTCTTTGCCTGAGTACTGGAGCACGTTGGGGAGAAGCAGCTCGTTTGAAAGCAGAAAATATCATCCATAACCGCGTCACGTTTGTTAAAACGAAAACAAACCACGCACCGTCCCGATCTCAGAGGCTGTTGCCAAAATGATCGCGGATAACAAACGAGGTTTTTTATTCCCTGATGCTGATTACCCTCGCTTCAGACGAACAATGAAAGCAATAAAACCGGATTTGCCAATGGGGCAAGCCACACATGCACTAAGGCACAGCTTTGCCACTCATTTCATGATTAATGGAGGAAGTATTATCACGCTACAACGGATACTAGGTCACACGCGGATTGAGCAAACTATGGTTTACGCTCATTTTGCGCCAGAGTACCTTCAGGACGCCATTTCTCTTAATCCGCTAAGAGGTGGTACTGAGGCCGAGAGTGTCCACACAGTGTCCACAGTAGAGTAACGTTTAAGGGCTTTCAGTGGTAATTTATGCCGCTCAAACCCGCATTGTACCGTTGAAAGCCCCTACTGGTGACACCCTAAATCTCCCTTACACGGGCTTATTTTTTATGCATAAGCCCTATCCCTGGTCACCGTCTTCCATTGACCACATCGATAGAATCCTCCTTCATAGCACGATGCTTTTCACTTATCGACATCGTGCTCGCACAGGTTCCGGTTACGCACAGCCAGAACGCGCATGTTTGACGCTTACCAAAAAATGAACCTAAAGCATTGGAACATTTTTGACATCATTTTCTGATGGCTGCATAAAATAAAAATTCTGCTTTAGTTTCATCTATCTGTTTGTCATTATTACTCACATTCAATAATGGTGTTGAAGAATATCCCATCACAGATAAAATAAATATGTGCATGGTAGTCTTGAATCTATTCTCACTCTCCACATTTGAATGTCAGACGAGCGACGCCATGTAATCCTGCACCTTCTGTCTTCAGGTCAACTATCTGCATTTTTTTGCCCTGAGTAACACAGAAATGAACTGCATCATTTTTTACTATATTTTCTGCACCAGATATTCTACCCCTGGCTAAAGAAGCTTCGGCTTCGGTGTAGTATTGGTTATCGAGTTTACGCTGAATATTACTTTTATATGCAAGACCAAATTTACCGATACTTGTCTCATCATTATGTACAGCACACCCAGACATAAGAAAAACACTAATTAATGATATAGCAGCTATCTTTTTCAT